CGCCCAGGATTCGACGGCCGTCTCGCCATATTGCGTCACGGCTTTCTTCACGACCCAGCAGGGAATAGCGTGCACCGGCAACGACGCCAAAAGTGCGACCACGACAACGCAGGCGCGAATCATTTACCGAGCATGACCTTGATGCCGAGCCACACCGCTCCGACAAACCCGGTAACGATGACGGTAATGGCCGCCTTGAATGTATAACTCTGCGCCTGTTCGACACTCTTGCGCCAGCGTCTTAGATGCTGAAAATCCGCCCGCAGCTCCCTGCGATCTACCTCCTCGATTCCGAACGAGGTCAGGATGGTGGCGGTGGTGCGGAAGACCAAGGCGTCGATATCGTCGTGATGCAGTCGTTGCTGTTCGGCCAATGTCTCCGCGACCACGGCTCGAATATCCTCGCCCCGCATGCTGCTTGCCGGCTGGCGGCCACCGGGGTCATCGTCCATGCTCCCGGATACATTCCCTGATGAGGCCGATGTCATCGCTTGATGATCCGTGCAACATTCTCAAAACCACGTTTGGCGAAGTAGAACGACACCACGAGATTCGATGTGACCGAGGCAAAGCCCGCCAAAGGATCGGTCGTGCCGATTCCGAGAACCTTGTCCCATACCAGGAGCTTTCCGAAATAGACGGCCACGAAATACCCCATAAGCTTGTCGGGTTCGTATACGCGAACCAGCCGGGCTGCCGAGTTGACTGCGCCTGACGTGGTCCAGTAATGTTCCTCCACTGTGTCGCGAGCGAGCGTCTCGATCTCGGTATTCCCTGTGTAGTCACCGAGCGATTTGATCTGGTCCTCTTCAAAACCTTCCGCGATCAACTGGCTCTCGGTCTTGGTGACGACCTCATGGAAACAGTAGTTGCAGTCGCGGATGCAGCGCGCACCGCGCTCGATACCGAATTCTTCCGGCGGAACGCCCATGACCCTGGCCTGGGCGAGTTTTCGCGTGGTGACAATGGTCACGTCATGCGTGATCGCAGGCGCGACTGGCGGCGGCTGCGGCGGGGCAAGCAAAGAGGCAGCGTCAAGCATCAATTCATGGTCTCCGATTTCGGTGCGAAGCCGGCGATACGAGTTCGCGTACAGCTGGATTCAATTCTCGGAATTGTTGCGCAGGTAATCCAACATGGGCCCGAGCAGCCGTCCGGGCGCCTAGGGGATCAGCGCCGACAATCAACCAAGCAACCCATGAGCGAAATCCGAGATTACCGCTGGGGTCGTGGCGAACGAGCCGCGTGCCCTTCAACTCGTCGCGTCTGCTGTTTCCGTCGTGTCTGCCGCATCGTGCACACTATGCGCCACGATCTTCATGGCGCCGCCGGATTCCATGACGGCCTGGGCCAATAGCGCGAACTGATCGTCGGTCAGGTCGTAATAGGTCTCGCGGCTTTCTTCCTCGCGTTCTTCCCACCACACCTTGACGATGCCCACCTTGGAAAGCAACGCGTCCTTGATGAAGGAATACAGGATCATGAAGCCGGGATTCTGCTGCATGAAGACGTGGTTGACGTAATCGGTTTCCTGCTGCGCCGCTGTCTCGTCCTCGGGACCGACCGGTTCGAAGCGGACGACCTCGTCGGATCCCGCAAAGATATCCATCAGATTCGGCATAAGGCCTTCGATGGTGTCGGCGACGTCGGTCGAGACCGCGCGCGAGCGGCCGTCCTGTGCCGGCATGTCCTTGCGCATGTCGCCGAGATAATAATCCATCGCATCGGCACGCTCTTCCATCAGCCGGTCCGCCGAGATTGCGGCAAGCGCATTGGCTTTTTCGGAGGCCAGCATCGCCTTGAGATCGGTCGTAGTCATTTTCGACATTTCAGAAACTCTCTCCTTGAGTGAAGCCCTTTTCCAGGATCAAGGCTGCGCGGCGATTGCGTCGATCAAGGAGTTTCCTGGCTAAGAATTCCCACATCGACAATCTCCGTAATACTGCGACCCACGTGTGAGTCACTTTGTGAGCCGGGAGTCATGCCGATAGCCGAGCGCATTGAATCTCTTCTCCGGGGAATTTAGAGGCTGAACATATCTTTTGTTGAACGAAAGGAGCGGCAAGATTAATCGCGCCGCCGCGCTATCCAACGCCGATGCCCGCAGGCGCGTGGCTACTCACACCCACCCCTGCTCCCGGTACCGGATCTCCCGGTTGAAATTCCCAACCCGCGCCGGCTCCTGGTAGCAGATCGCCATCAGGCCGAGCGCGTCGGCGGCGTGGCTGGACCAGTCGTGCTCGGGGCCGAGGCCGATATTGCGCGCGTCGTCCTTGCGCTCATGATAGAAACCGATGGCGTCGCGGCCAGGCTCGGTCGTGGCTTCGTTCCACCACAGCTGCGGTCCGAGCCGACGCAGCGCCTCGATGCGCATCATGGCCGCGCCTTTGCCCTGGTTTTTCACCGGCGCCTCGACGTTAAAGCCGGCCTCGCGCAAATGGTCCTCGTAGCGCTTGCCGGTGATGTTGTTCTCGTTGACGCCGTCATGCGGCAGATAAAGGATCGCTTGCGCGTAGCCGTTGTTGCGCAGCCAGTTGACGTGAAAGGCCAACACCTGGCCGACTGCCTCATAGTAGTCGAGAATGCGGATTTCCGCGCCGGCCCATTGAACAATCCAGATCGTGAAGGCGTCGGCCAACGCGCCGGAGCCGCCGATGTCGATGAAGGCGCGCAGCGGCAGCAACGGATCGGCGGCGACCCTGCCGATTCGGCCCTGCGCCCTCGCCTGCGAGAGCATCTCGGCAAAGTAGGCTCCCTCGAACGCTCTCACGTAGTCGCCCTCCCAGATGTGGTCGTACCGATCGGGATAGAGCAACAGCTCGGTCCGGCGTTCGTCCTCGAGCACCGACGGAAACCAGGGATTGTCGCGCCAGTTGGCGCTAACGACGACCGCGCCCGCAGGCTTCTTCACCCGGAAGAATTCGTCAATGGCATCGGACTTGCGTCGCGGATTCCAGCTCGCCCAGAGTTCGGAGCCTTCGGCACGAATGGTCGGCCGCAGCAACGAAAAACTGCGGGGGCTCAGGTTCTGCGCCTCGTCGACCCAGGCAATCCTGAAGCCTTCGAGCGATTTTATCGATTCCGAAGTGTGATCCTGCATGCCCCTGAAGATGATGACACCATCGCCAGGCGTTTCGATCTTGTCGCTGAAGATTCTGAAATGGCTGCCGACACCCAGGTCGGCGATCTTGTTTTCGATCAGGCGCTTCGAGGATTGCGCCAGTGTCCGCTGTGCTTCACGAATGCAGACCGCCGAGGTTCCGCGCTCGGCCTGGCAGGTCTCGACCAGAAGCTCGCCGAAAAAGTGGGATTTTCCAGAGCCTCTCCCCCCATACGCCGCCTTGTACCGGCTGGGCTTGAGAAGTGGCTCGAAAACTCTAGCTGTCGGGATTTTCAGGATGGACAATGACGCGCTCGATTCGGTGGATCAGTTCGAGGGCACCCCCCTCGCCATTCTCGATGGTTTGCGTCGCCTTGCCCCAGCCACGGTCCAGGATCGCGTTGGCGGCGGCAATCCGCGCCGGCGGCGTCGCCCTGGTGTTCCTCATCACGCCGACCAGCACGTTGAGCGCGGTCTCGGTGTGGCTCCGCGCCAGCGAGCGGATTTCAGTAAGCGTTTTAGGCATCACTTGGCTCGCCCGGCTGGATTTCGGGCCGGATATATTCGCAAGGTGCCGTATCGACATGATCCATGGTGAGCTCGTCGAGCAATAGCGGCTGACCAAACGCGATCGTGGGAAGGCAGGTCAGCCGGCTTTTGCGATCCTGCCGAGGAAGGATTCGAATGATCTTCGCGCTCATGCGCACACCTCCCACACCGCGATCGCGATCAGGCCCGTCAGCGCAAGCGATATTAGATACGCGGTCATGCCCGCCTCCTGTGGTAGAGCGCCTCGCTCGACATCGCCGCGCTTGATCCGGCAATCCATCCGATGGATGCCCGGATCAGGTTCAGGCATGACGGAATAATTTGCGCGACAATGAAAAAATATGCGGCATGATCGCGTTACACGATCATTTCAGGCGCGAACCCTATCTCTCGCTGGAGAGGCCGCGTGCGGACATGGATTCGTACCACGCCGCATACCGCCGCGTTCGCGCACGCCGGCAAAAGCCAAAAGTGGTTCGGACGGCGGCGCGCTGGCGAACGCGTCTTGCGACAAGGCGCTGACATGGGGAGATCGTGCGTCCCGTATGCGGCCGCCGTCCGATTGAAAAAGCCCGCGGCCGTTTTCACCGGC